TGAACCTGCGGCCCAACGAGGCTATGACCCCCTTCATCCGCCGGAAGATGCTGGAGCTGAACCGGCTGATCCGGGGGTTTGCGGTGGAGTGGATCCTCCGGGACCCCATCACCATGGAGCCGGTGGAGCTGATCCCCGTGCCGTCGGAGCTGGTGAACTTTTGGCAGGACACGGCGGGCCACGTGTGGTACGACATCACCCACCCCTACAACGGGGCGGTGATGCGGCTGGCCTCCACGGATGTGCTCCACTACAAGGGCTATACCCGGGACGGGCTGCACAGCCTCTCGGTGCTGCAGCGGGCCTCTCAGGTGATCGGGGCGGGGCTGGATGCCCAGGCCTACCAGGGGCGCTACTACTCCAGCGGCGGGCAACCCTCCGGGGTTTTGTCCACGGAGGCGGACCTGGGCGGCTATGTCAAGGACAAGGCGGGGAAGCCCACGGACGTGACCCGGAAAGATGCGCTGCGGCGGGAGTGGGACCGGATCCACAGCGGCCCGGACAACGCCTACCGGGTGGCCATCCTGGACCACGGGCTGACCTACACCCCCCTGTCCGCCACCATGGCGGACGCCAAGTTCGTGGAGAACCATGACATCACGGTGATCGACATCTGCAACTTCTTCGGGGTGCCGGCCTACAAGGTGAACGCCGGGAAGCAGAGTTACAGCTCCAACGAGCAGAACGCCATTGAGTACGTCACGGGGACCCTGCACCCCATCATCACCCAGTATGAGCAGGAGCAGACCTGGTCCCTGCTGCTGCCGGCCCAGCGCCGACAGGGGATGGAACTGCACATGAACATGATGGTGGAGCTCCGGGGCGACTTCGCCAGCCGGGGCAACTGGTACCGGACGATGACGGACATCGGGGTATACAGTGTGAACGATGTCCGCGCCCATGAGGACCTCCCGGATGTGCCGGGAGGCGACGCCCGGAAGGCAAAGCTGGATTCCGTCCCCCTGGAGGACTGGAAGGAACTGAGTACGCAAAAGAACGGAGGCGGTGGCCAAAATGCGGAAACAACTTAACGGACACGTGGTGAAGGACGAGGACCTGTGGCTGTACAGCTTCTTCGACCTGCCGGCATTCTCCCCCCAGATGGTGCGGGATGCCCTGGAGGAGCTGCCGGAGGGGGAGGACCTGATCCTGGAGATCAACTCCGGCGGGGGCTCGGTGTATGCCGGGTTTGAGATGTACACCGTGCTGATGGGCTCCCCGCGGCACACGGTGGCAGAGGTGCAGTCCCTGGCAGCCTCTGCGGCCTCCGTGCTGATGCTGGGGTGCCGGGAGGTGGTGGCCTCCCCGGTGGCCCAGGTGATGATCCATCTGCCGATGGTGTCCACCGACGGGGACCGGTACGACCACCTGAAGAGCATCGACGTGCTGGACACCACCACGGAGAGCATCCTCAACGCCTATGCGATGAAGTGCGGGGCCCGGACCACCCGGGATGAGCTGAAACGGATGATGCGCACCTCCACCTGGCTCACCGCCCCGGAGGCCAAGGACTTTGGCCTGGTGGATCACATCCTGGGGGAGGAGCTCATCGACCCCAACACCATCCTGAACTGCGCCGGGGGCGTGAGCCATGGGATCCGGTCCATGGGGGCCCAGCCCATGCCCTCCCCGGCGGCGCTGCGGGCGGAGTACGACCGCCTGGTGGAGGCCGGAAAGGCCCCTGCGAGAGGCCCAAAGGTATCCGAGGCCGCGCCGGAGGAGACGCCCCCGGACAACAAGGAGAGCAAGTTCCAGGCTGCCGTGGCACGCCTTGCACTTGAAAAAATGCGATTCTGAAAGGAGCACCAGACATGAGAGACACCACCAGACAGAAGTATCTGGACGCCATGAACCGCCGCGGCGACCTGATCCAGCAGGCGGACGCTGCCTTCTCCGAGGGCAACGTGGAGCGGGGCATTGACCTGACCAACCAGGCCGCTGCCATCAACCCTGAGATCGAGGGATACCGCGCCCTGATGGCCCAGGAGGAGAAGTTCGCCGGGGTGAGCGCCCCCGCCATGGACCGGGAGGCCCGGGACCTGGCAGAGGAGCGGGCCGAGGCACTGCGCAGCGGCGGCCGGGTGACCTTCTCCGCCCGGGAGGTGGCGGACGCCCTGGGGCTGAACCTGCGGGATTCCACCACCCTGGCCACCGGCACCCTGCTGAAGCCCGACCGGATCGGGACCACCATCCATGAGAACGTGAGCCCCGTTTCCTCCATCATCGACCAGGTGTATGTGCAGGACCTCACTGGCTGCCAGAGCATCCAGGAACCCCTCCTGCTGGCGGACATGGAGGCCCAGGGCGCCGATGTGGCCACCGCCGCCGGCACCGCCCGCACCGCCAGCGACCCCACCTTCGGGGCGGTGAAGATCGCCCCCTATGAGGTGAGCGTCACCAGCTTCGTGGACCGGAACCTCTCCCGGCTGACCCCGGTGGCCTATGAGGAGAAGATCCGCTCCATCGCCATGCGGGCCCTGCGGCGGAAGGTGTCCGCCATGATCTACAACGGAGACGGCCAGGCCTCCAACAACGACATGTACGGCATCAAGACCGCCGTGGATGTCTCCGGCACCAAGCTGTACAAGACCGTGAGCGTCACCGCCATCGCCGCCGGCATCCTGGAGGACATCGTGTTTGCCTACGGCTACGACGAAGAGATTGGCGGCAATGCCCGGCTGTTCCTGAACAAGGCAGACCTGGCGGCCATCGGCAAGCTGCGGGACGGCGACAACCACGCCCTGTACAAGATCATCCCCGACCCCGGCAACGCCAACACCGGCCGGATCACCGACGGCGGCCTCATCGTGCCCTACACCATCGGCTCGGCCCTGACCGCCCTGAGCGGCTCCACTGCCGGCTCCGCTGACATCCAGACCATGCTGTATGGCGACCCCATGAACTACGAACTGGGCCTGTTCGGCCCCTACTCCATCCGCATTGACGAGAGCGTAAAGGCGGTGGAACGGATGAACACCATCCTGGGGGATGTGATGGTGGGCGGCAACCTGATCGCCAAGGACGGGTTCTGCATCGCCACCCTGGCCAAGAGCGGCGGCTGAGCCCATGGCGGTCGACCTGGAGGCCGTAAAAATCTACTGCCGGATTGACGGGGACGGGGAGGACGACCTCCTGCTGTCCCTGATGGACGCGGCAGCGGAGTACCTGGAGGGGGCCGGGGTGGCCGCCCCGGAGGAGCCGGACCCTCTCTATGACTTGGCGGTGAAGGCCCTGGTGCTGGACTACTACGACCACCGGGGACGCACCGAGACCGGCACCCAGTCCAGGATCCCCGGGCTGGACAACGCCATTGTGCAGCTGAAGCTGAAGGCGGAGGCAGCACGGGCTGTGGCACAGATTTTGGAGGTGCAAGATGGCGTACCGAGTGAACCTGGCCTCTGACCTGCGCCACCGGGCAGTGATCCGCCGGATGGCCCAGGGCTGCGAGAAAGACGCTTTGGGCCAGTACCCGGTGGAGCCGGAGCGGGTGGCCACAGTGTGGTGCAGCGTGACGCCCCAGACGGGGTCCCTGCTCTCCGGCCGGCCGGCGGAGACCCAGCTGTCCCGGACCACCCACAAGGTGACCATCCGGTACCGGAAGGGGATCACGGCGGACATGTGGCTGGAGATCGAGGGGGAGACCTACGACATCCTCTACATCCTGGACCCCTATCTCCGGCATGAGACGTTGGAACTCTTTTGCGAGGTGAGAGCCAATGGCAGTACAGAACGGGTTTGACCTCCACGAACTGGACGAATTTACCCGGGATTTGGTGGACCTGGCCCAGAAACAGTTTCCCAAAGAGGCCAAGCAGTTCATCCAGAAACAGGGCAACGAGGGGCGGAAACGCCTGCGGGCCAACACCCGGGCGGTGACGAAAAAGCGGACGGGGAACCTGCTGCGGGGGATCCAGCGGGGGAAGGCCACCAAGTACAAGGGCAACTACCAGATCCGCATTATGAATACCGCCCCCCACGCCCACCTCATTGAGTACGGCCACTCCAACATCAAGACCCGGGCCGGCAGCGGCAGCCAGGGGAAGATCCCCAAGGGCGCCCCGGTGCAGATGGTGCCGGGGAACGGGAGCCCGGTGTTCATCGAGGGCACCCGGGAGAAATGGATCCCCGGGAAGCACCCCCTGGACAAGACGGCCGGGGAGATGGGGAAGGAATTCCCTTGGGCAGCGGAGGCCTTTGTGGATGAGCTGCTGCGAAAGGGGCT